TAACTGGTTAGATATGAAGGAGGTAATTACAATATGAAAACCACTCACTTAATTATTAGAGTAAGAAAATTTGCAAATGCAGAACCTTACTTTTCTATACAGTCTGTAATAGCTGATCATGCTGAGGCAGTAGATGTTACAGATAAGTACAACCAAATAGCACAAATAGATGAGCAACAAAAAGATGTTATCTATAAGTGCATACCACTAACCCTATAGGAGTATTTATGGTAGATGCGTTAGAGACTCTTGATGAATTTGATGATAGCGAGTATACTGCATATCAAAAGTATCAAGCATTTATAGATAGTTATACAGGTACACAAAGTATTCTGTATTTGAATAAAGACTTTGAAGACTACTCTGCATGGAAACAATATGCAGAATATGAAGGTCTTAAAGTTATACAAACAGATGGAGATACTTATATATGTTAGATATTCTTAGCAATACTTTTTGGATATTTATTTATATAGTGTTATTATCCGCATGTTTCCTTGGAAAATAATGCTTGACATTTTATTAAAAATATGTTATATACGAATCAATTTATAAGGAGGTTCAATGACAAAAAATGAACTAGCAAATATAAGTTCGATGACTGACGAACAAATAATGAAAGCAATCGGTCAAGATGATGGTACGGAAACTAAAGATTCTATTCCTAGACTATCGATAAATAGAAACCCAGAAGATGATAATGGGAACAAATTACCTGTTGGAGAATTTAGTATCTTTGATACTACAATAGGTAAAGTTGCATATGGAAAGCCTGTTATTTTTAGGCCATTCATTAGTGGTATGCAGTACATGAACTATAACCCAGAAAAAGGTGAGTATGTAAATAGATCAATAATATTTTCATCTCACAAAGATGAGGCTATAGATATGTTAGGTGGTACTAATTGTGGTAAGGTTCCATACAAGGACAGGGAGTCTCTGACACCAGAGCAACAAGTTGAACAGAGAACTATTAGATGTTATAGGTTAGTATATGGTTTAGTAAGTTTCAAAGGTAAACTTGCAGATAATTCTGATCATAAGGTAGATAACTTGCCTGCATTGTACAGAGTATCTGGTACTGCTTTCCTGCCTGTTAGTAATGCTATCAAAACTTTAAAAGATAGTGGTAAGTTAATGTTTAAATGCACATTAAAACTTGATACTGAAAGACAGAAAAAAGGTGGTAACACTTATTATGTCCCATTAATTCAACCTAACTCAAATACAGACTTAGAGTTTTCTGAAAAAGATAATCAGACTTTAGCTATATTTAAACAATCTATTGATGCTGAAAACCAAGAAGTTATCGAAGCATATAAAAAGGCTAGAAATAGTTCTCCAAGTGCAGAAGATGCAGAGTCAGCCAAGATTGTAGATGAGTTAGATGATAAACTTCCAGAGGATATACTGTCAGCATAATGAACAATATATTAGATAAAGTTAAAATATATCTGGATAAAGTAACTACAAGTCCTGTTGAAATCTCTGAGGATTTAGTTGAAGAATTTGGTGAGGCATGTAAAAGTGCCTTACGAAAACAGTTCTCAGAGAAAAGGCAGGATAAGTTTGAACCCAGAATGTCTAATATAGGTAGGCCATTATGCCAATTACAAATGGAAGCTAAGGGTATTAAAGGTGATGGGCAACCATACAATAATAAAATGAGAAATACATTTGGTGATTTAATAGAAGCCTTAGCTATATTTGTTTTAAAATCTGCAGGAGTTAAAATTGATAATGAACAAAAACAAGTTGAGTATAAATTTGAAGATGAAAGTATCCTTGGAAGACTGGATGTTGAAATTGATAACAAAGTTTGGGATATTAAAAGTACATCACCATATTCCTTTGAACATAAGTTTGGTGAAAAGGGAGGGTTCAATGAAGTAGTTGATAATGATTCCTTTGGTTATGCCTCACAAGGTTTTCTCTATGCTAAGAGTAGAGAAAAACCTTTTGGTGGTTGGATAGCTATTAATAAATCTACAGGTGAATGGGCAGTATGTGAAACGCCACAGGTTCAAGATGAACACAGAGATAAATTTATTAATCTTGCTACTGACAACTACAAAGCATTAAAAGATAAAGTACCTTTTAAAAAATGCTATACTGATGTTGCTGAAACATTTAGAGGTAAACCTACAGGTAACAGAGTTTTGGATAGAGTATGTACATTCTGTCCATATAAAGTTCCTTGTTGGGGTAAAGGATTGCAGCACCTACCGCAGCAGCAATCTAAAGGTAAGAACCCAAAATGGGTTTGGTATACCGAAGTTAAGAATCCTAAACAAGAAGAACAAGGAAGCGATGGGGAGTAGTTTGAGGGGTCTGCTCCCCATCAATATGAATGACTTTATATTTTGTATTATATAAAAAGAAAAAAGATAACGACTATAAAATGTTTACAAATATATTGTTTGATGACGAGAAGAAAGCAGAATACTTTGGTAAAAAAAGTATGAAGCGTGGATACGAGCATAAAGTAATAGAATATAATACAGAAAATATAGATAGGTATTGGTACAAATGACTAAGAAAAAAAACAAAGTTCCAAAAACAGATTTTAAAAACTCAATAAAAGTTTTAATCACTCCATGGGAAAAGGGATTTACTTGTGGTATTACTATGGATAGCAAGACTCAGATGACTACTGAGCAATATGAATTATGCTCTACAATAGCTAGAGGCATGATAAAGATGGCAACTCATGACCCCCAAACAGTATTTGTTTATGGATTAAAAGGATTTGCCGATGATAAAAAACAACCCAATAAAGAAGATCTTTCAATAAATTCTGTGGCTGAATTTGATGAAGAAGATAATGTGATTGACTTTATTGAATACTTAAAACACAAACGTGAGAAGGAGTTGAACTAATGGCAACGCACTTAGTTATAGGTGACCCTCATTGCACACCTAAAGCAAGCAATGATAGATTTCTGTGGGCAGGCAGATTAGCAGCAGATGTAAAAGCTACACATGTAATATGCATGGGTGACTTTTGCAGTATGGATTCTTTATCTACTTATGATCGTGGTAAAAAGTCTTTTGAAGGCAGAAGGTATCAACAAGATATGGATCATTCGCACCATGCTTTATCTTTATTTAATAAAGGTTTAGGTAAACATAAACCTAAAAAGATAATGTTGCATGGTAATCATGAGGATAGAATAGATAGGTTTGTAGATGAGAATCCAGAACTAGAAGGCACTATGAAAATATCTGACTTGCAATTTAAAAAATATGGTTGGCAAGAAGTACCATATAAACAATTTAAAGTTGTAGATGGTGTTTATTATGCACATCATTTCCCATCTGGTATTATGGGTTCAGCTATATCTGGAGAAAATATTGGTAGAACACTATTGACAAAACACAAAGTTTCTGCTACAGTAGGTCATAGTCATTTATTAGATTATGCCATGTCTACTTTACCTAGTGGTAAAAAGATTCATGGGCTATCTGCAGGATGTTATTTAAATCATCCAGAGCACTTTGCTAAAGATACACAACACATGTGGTGGAGTGGATTGATAGTTAAAAGAGAAGTTAAAGATGGTAATTATAATATAGAGGCTATTGATATAAAAACAGTTAGGAGAGAATATGGCAGACGTTAAAAAGGAAATAAAATATAATGGTAATACTTATATTCTTAATAATGATATTAATTCCATTGTTGATACACATGACAATGTAAATTCACCTAATCATTATAAACAAGGTAAGAAAGAAACTATAGATGTCATACGAGATTGTATGACAGATGATGAATACCATGGCTACCTAAAAGGTAATGTCTTGAAGTATGTAGCAAGATATAAATTTAAGGGAGAGCCTTTAGAAGATTTAAAGAAAGCTAACTGGTATTTAAATAGATTGATTAAGGAGGTTGAATAATGTCAGCAATGAAACAAGCACACATTGAAGTTATTGATTTAGTTTGTGGTTGTCTTCAACAAGATAGAACATTATCACAAACAATTAATGACTTACGAGAACTTCAAGAGTTAAAAATGCATCACAATCCTTATCTTACTGATGAAGAATTAATTGAAAAAACATACTATGAATACAGAGGATATTAATGGACACTAAACTATTACTTATAGATGCATTAAGAAAAAAGTATGAAGCTGAAATAGCAGATGCTTATGCTAGTGCATTAATTTATTTTAATGCATCTGTAGGTATTGGTGAACACCCACAATTTATAGATGAGTTAGATAAATTAATAAATAAAATATCTACTGCAGAAGAAAACTTAGACACCCTCAATAAATATTTTACTGATAAATAGGGAGGGAATATGAGTAAAGAAACAAACAAACCTAGTCCTAAAACTTATCTTATAACATCTGAACAGTTAATGGATATTAT